AGCGCGAAGAGATGAACCGCAAGCGCGAAGAGAGCATGCGGAAAGAAGAGTTAGAGCGCGATCAGATGGAGATTGACGTTTACATGAAGGCTGCTGAGTTGGAAGCCAAGCATGGGGCGCAGCTTTCAGTGGAACAGGTGCGCAAGTCGGCAGGGGTTGCGCGAGAGATCATGCGCGCCCAAACAGATATGGTTAAGGAGTTTGTACGTGGCGAAGAAAACCAAGGAACAAATCCTGCGGGACGCGGGGGAGGCCAAGCGTCTTCTTAAAGACGAAGGCTTTGTCGGTGTCTTGAATGAGATACAGCAAGAGATTTTTGACGATTTTCGAACTATCCCACTGGGCGAGATCGATGAGTTGCTTGCTGTCCAATCGCGACAGGTGGGCGTAGACGCTGTGCGGCGTCGTCTACGCATCCTCGTTGAAAGCGGGGCAGTTGCAGAAAAGGCCGCGAAGTGACATAATGGAGTAAGCGAAATGGCAGACAACGCTAACGGCGACCTGCAAACCGCACAAGATGCAGTCAAAGCTATGATGACCCCCCTTGAGGATACGGCGTCGAGCGATGATGCGCCGGGGGAAGAACCCCCCGTAGGTGAATATGAGGGTGCGCCTGATTATGAGCCGACCGACGACAGCGAAGGGGCTGGCGAAGGTGATTACGAAGAGCAACCCGACGAAGCTCCGGTCTACACCGTCAAGGTGAACGGGCAGGAGGTTGAGGTCACGCTCGACGAATTACTTTCAGGCTATTCGAGGCAATCGGACTACACAAGGAAGTCTCAAGAACTGGCCGAGCGGCGTAAATCTGTCGAAGTGCTGGAACAAGAGATTACCGCAGAACGTGGGCAGTATGCTGAACTCCTACCCGCCATGCGGCGGCAACTGGAACAGCAGATGCAAGCGGAACCCGATTGGGACAGTCTTTACGAAAAGAACCCCATCGAAGCGACGAAGTTGGAGCGTCAATGGCGCAAAGGCAAGGAAGAGCGTGAGGCTCAAATTCGGGCTGTGGCAGCGGAACAACAGCGTTTAGCGCAAGTTCAGCAGCAACAGTTTGATGTGCAGGTCCAGAAGCAAGTTGCATCTGAGCAAGCGCGTTTACCGGAGATGATCCCTGAATGGCGCAACGCGGATGTTGCGCAAAAAGAGGCGAAGGAAATTCGTGGTTTCCTCATCTCTAAAGGGTTCAGTGAGCAAGATGTGAGTGGCATCACCCACGCTGGCATAGTCGCAATGGCGCGCAACGCCATGCTCTTTGAGCGCGGGAAACAGAAGGTTTCGCAAGCCCAGAAGGGTGAGCGCAACAAGTCTGGCCCAAAGCCGATGAGAGCAGGTTCCAAGGGGACACAGCCCCGCAAGCGTTCTGATGTGGAGAAGGCGCAAAACCGTCTCCGTCAATCTGGTCGTGTCTCTGACGCGGCTTCCGTCATCAAGAACTTGCTTTAAGGAGCAAACACCATGGCTATTGTGACCAACACCTTCACGACCTTCGACGCGAAGGGTATTCGTGAAGAACTGGCGAACACCATCGCTAACATCTCCCCAGAAGAAACACCGTTTCAGTCAAACATCGGCTCTGACAGCGTGGCTAACACGTTTTTTGAGTGGCAGACTGATTCGCTCGCAGCGACTTCGACCACTGCCGTCATCAATGGTGACGACGTAGGTTCGTTTGACGCGACTTCAGCAACAACCCGTCTGGGTAATTATACCCATATTCGTCGTCGCACCTATGTGATCGCGGACAACCTCGAAGAGGTTGACAAGGCAGGTCGTGCAAACGAAGTCGCTTACCAAGTCGCCAAGCGCGGCAAGGAACTCAAGCGTGACATCGAAGCGGTTCTTTTGGCAAACAACGCCCGCGTTGCAGGCAATACCAGCACGGCACCTGAGACTGCTGGTCTTCCTTCGTGGATCGCGACAAACATCAGCGAAGCTGGTGACGCTACTGCGGCAACTGGCGACGGCACTGATGCCCGTACCGATGGTACGGCTCGCGCATTCACTGAGGGAATGCTGAAAGATGTCATGCAGAAAACCTGGACCGCTGGGGGCAACCCGTCGATCCTCATGGTTGGTGCGTTCAACAAGCAGGCCGTTTCCGGCTTTGCAGGCATCGCAGCCCAACGTTACATGGCACCGAACGACGGCCCTACCACCATCGTCGGTGCGGCAGACGTTTACATGTCCGACTTTGGCACTCTCACCGTAGTACCAAACCGCTTCCAGCGTGCAGGCGATGCGTTCGTCTTGGACCCTGAATATGCGGCGGTCTGCTACCTGCGCCCGATCCGTCAGGTGGAACTTGCCAAGACGGGTGACGCTGAGAAGGGCATGATGCTTGCTGAGTTCGGTCTGAAAGTGATGAACGAAGAAGCGCATGGCGCTATCTACGACCTCACCAGTTCGTAAAATTGCGGGGCGTCTTAACGGACGCCCCCTTTCTATTTCGGAGAGAGTATGGGCAGACGTTTTTTTAGTGCCGATCCCGCTACGGGCATCAAGAAGTATTGGCACGTAAAGGACAACGGTGAGTACGCTGTTGAAACTGAGCAGACCATTGACGTTGACACCGTCAACGCGCGGCAACGAAACATGACCGACAAGCGCACGAAGTGGGGTGATGTGAATAAAGTCGCATCAATTCCGCTTTCGGTGTATTATTCTTTGAAGGCCAAAGGTATCGCTGACGATCCGGCGGCTTTGAAGAAATGGCTTAACAACCCCGATAATCGGGTATTTAGGACACGCGAAGGGACGGTATAGATGCCGATCACGACTTACAGCGAGTTGCAATCGGCCATTGCAGATTGGCTATTGAGGGATGACCTGACAACGGTGATCCCGTCTTTTATTGATCTCGCTGAAGCGAAGTTCAACCGAAGCATCCGCGATTACCGAATGGTGTCGCGCACGACCTTTGACGTTGATACTGAATATGAAGATGTCCCAGCCGATTGGCTTCAGACGATCCGCTATCAGTTGAACACGTCCCCCATCACGACGCTGGAATACGTCACGCCCGATCAGGCCGCAGAGGAGCGCGTGTCGTTTTCTTCAGGTGGGCGTCCTAAATTTTTCACGGTTGTTGGATCAACCTTACAACACGTTCCTGCGCCTGATTCGACTTACACAGGCGAGTTGGCGTATTACGCACAGACACCTGCTCTGAGTGATGCCGCACCGACAAACTGGCTGTTGGGCGCTGCGCCTGATGTGTATCTCTACGGCGCGCTGATGGAAGCTGCCCCTTATTTGGACGACGACGCTCGCGTGCAGACATGGGGTAGCCTTTTGCAACAATCGCTTGAGGCTTTGCGTATTGAGAACGATAACGCGCGTATTGGTTCTTCATCAATCCGCATGCGCGCGAAGCCTATGGCGTGATTTATTGCCCTAGAACTGGATTTCTGGCATACTTACCTCAACCCCAATGAATGGATATTGACATGGCGCAGAATACCACACTTATCGTCCCATCGCGTACTTGGACGCAACTGACAGATGCCGATGTGACCAGTATCACGTTTCAAAACACCAGCGGCTATTACATCTTAATTAAAGGTGTTGCAGGCGCGTCGGCTCCGACTGACGACGATGGTGCAATCAGATACAACCCAGGTCAAGGCGAGCGCAATGCTTTGCTTTCCGATCTGTTCCCCGGCATTAGCGCCACCCGCGTCTACGCTTACGCGCCGACTGGTGCTGAAGTTATGGTGTCACACGCTTAAATAGGGAGGCCCGCCATGCGTGAGATTGTCTCCCCGTTATCTGGCATCCGCAGTCCCTTTGGGCAGCTAACGTCGCCTCTGGCGATCTATGCTGTGCTGGGCATCAAGCCGGAGCTTGTCTTCGACTTTGACGCGGATAAGTATTTCGTCAACTCGCGACGGTCTACCTTCTCTGACAGCATCACGCACAGCCGCGCGTCAACTGCGACTTATGTCGATTCCACAGGGACATTGCAGACTGCTGGGATCAACGAGCCTCGCATTGGACATCACATTTACAACGGCTCTGCGTGGGTGAACGAGGGCTTGCTGCATGAGAGCGAGGCGCGGACGAATCTGATTACGTATTCTGAGGATTTCACGAATGGGTGGTCGTTGTCTTTGCTTTTGCCGTTTGGGTCTGGGTCGGTATCAAATGCCACGACTGCCCCTGATGGGAATTCTACTGCGGATTTAATTGTTCCGACAACCGACTCATCAAACACACACTACATCAGAACTGCTCATCAACCTGCACTTGCTACTGGCGCTGTAGGAACATTCAGCATTTTTGTGAAAGCTGCTGGATACACATCACTTTCTTTGCGCCTAGTTGGAACAGATGCTGCAATTATCAATTATGATCTCACAGCTGTTACAGCTGACGATGCTGGAGGTTCTATTGAAGATGTTGAAAACGGTTGGTATCGATGCACGATTACGGGGACTGGAGTAGGATCAACGGCGTGGCCTTGGGTTTACCCAAACCAGCAATTAACATATGCAGGTGATGGCACGTCCGGCATCTACATCTACGGCGCTCAATTCGAAGCCGCCCCCACCCCCTCCTCCTACATCCCCACATCCGGCTCCACCGCCACCCGCGCAGCCGAGACACTGACTGTCCCTGCGGCCAACATGCCGTGGCCTGAGCCTGTGTATATTGGCGATGAGTTTGTTACTTTAAAGACACCTGATGTTGCATGTAGTCCTAGCAGTATTACTCTTAGTGGAAGTACAATCACTGTGAGCGCAGAGGTTGGAGTAACTTTAGCAAGTTCCATTACAGAGCCGTTTGTGGGTCTTCAAGCAAACACTTCCTACGTTCTGACGTTTACTAAAACCACTGGTGTAGGCGGAGGTACTCAATCAGCATGGATTGGTGTTGGGTACGGTCTTATTCCAGCGGGGGCTTGTTTATTTAGTTCTCATTACGGTTCCATGACTTTGGGACATTTGCCCGCAGGTGATTATTCACTAGCTTTTACTACAGGTACTCGGATTGATGACGTAGGTCTATGGTTGAGGTCAGTCAACACAACTGCTGACTTCACTCACACCCTGAACAACATCTCCGTCCGCGAGATCGACCCCCTCGCCGTGTCTATCCAGATGGATGGGCGGATGACGTATGCTGATGATGGGCTTTCTGGTCGGATTATTAGTTGGGAACTCGACGCCAGTAATCAAATCATCTATTTCTTAAACCGCGTAAGTACGGCGACAGGCCAAATCAGGTTCTGGCAAAAAGCAGCGGGGACTACTGATTTTGTAGATTCATCCACAACAGCTTACTCCCCCGGCATCAATGTCCCCTACAACATCGCATCCCGCCACGGCAGCACTTTCATTAACGGCGCAGTCGATGGCACGGCCCTAACGGCTGACACTACGCCTGTGGCTTTGCCTGACCTGTCGTCCACTGACTTCAGCCTTGGCTACGACTACATGGGAACGATCAAACAGCTTCGCGTGTGGCCGAAAGACTTGGCTGACGCTGGAATTGCGAAGGCGACAGACCCAACCTTCACCACTGAGTTTGCGATGCTCGTTACTACAACGACAGCGAATGAAACCTTCACGATCCCGTGTCAGAACGTTGGTACGTTTGATGCTGGTATTGAGTGGGGCGATGGCGGTGTGTCTAGCATCACGGCTTACAACGACAGCGCGCTAACGCACACATATGCAGGCGCTGGAGATCACATCGTCAGGATCAGAGGCACATTCCCTAACATCTTCTTCAACAACGGCGGCGATAAGCTGAAGGTGAAGCGGGTGGATAACTTGGGTGACGTAGGTTGGACACGTCTGGAGCGTGCTTTCTTTGGATGCTCAAACATGGAGTCGTTTACGGCTGGGACAACGGACACCTCAAGCGTGACGAATATGTCCCAAATGTTCCATGCCTGCTCCTCGCTTACATCTCTTGACGTGACTAACTTTGACACCTCAAGCGTGACGAATATGTCCCAAATGTTCCGAGACTGCTCCTCGCTTACATCTCTTGACGTGACTAACTTTGACACCTCAAGCGTGACGAATATGGACAATATGTTCCGAGACTGCTCCTCGCTTACATCTCTTGAAGTGACTAACTTTGACACCTCAAGCGTGACGAATATGAGCTATATGTTCCGAGTCTGCTCTTCGCTTACATCTCTTGACGTGACTAACTTTGACACCTCAAGCGTGACGAATATAAGCTATATGTTCTATGCCTGCTCCTCGCTTACATCTCTTGACGTGACTAACTTTGACACCTCAAGCGTGACGAATATGTCCCAAATGTTCCATGCCTGCTCCTCGCTTACATCTCTTGACGTGACTAACTTTGACACCTCAAGCGTGACGAAT